GCGGCGGCAGCCCTGCCGCAGGCCACTAAGCACGGTGGTGTGATCGCGCCCCACCTGCCGGCCCATCGAGACGAGCGAGCGATCCGTCGCCGCCGCGACCAGCGCGAGCGCACCCCAGCGCGCCAGCACGCGGGGCTGCGCCTGCCCCGGCGCGCGAATAAGCTCGACCGGGCAGTCGATCAGCGCGGCCCAAGCGGCGATGATCTCGGCAGCGTGACGCGCCGAGCGGCTGGCCAGCACCCGCGCCAGCCCGGCGCGGCGGATGATCAGCGGCACGTCGGCCGGCGCCTGCCAAGCTGGCCGAGGATAATCTGCCGGGATCGGTCCCGCGCCTTCTTCATGCAGCGCATTTCGCCGAATCATTCGTTGTGTGATCATTTGTTTCGCTCCCTAAAACGGAATGTCATCGTCAAAGAACTGATACTGTCCTTTGTCTGGAACATGGACAAAATCAAGTTCCTCTTTCGGCTCTTCATAGTCTAGCTGTAGTACCTCCAAGAATTTAGGATTGTGCTTGCTTGGGCGTACTTGCACTCTTTTTGGTTTATTCCACTGATCACACTCAATGAGTGCATCTTCTGTTGTCTCGGCCCAAGCACCAAGCACGGCTTTACGCTGCTGATACCGTGTCGCAGCAAATCCGCCATGATCAGGGCATAGCCACTCACTGACCGACGTAAACCCGCAAACATAGGTAATCTTTACACTGTCAGGCTTATCCTTTTTGCTGTGGCGCTGATAGATGACATCCTCGACATCTAGCCATTCAGGCTCTACCTGTGTTGTCAGGATCGCCCCATCGTATGCCTGATGACTGTGATTAAGTTCGGGTGGCGGGAACTGATGCCCGCAGTGCATACATACCCGCGCGGCAGCGTGCACCATTTCTTCGCACGTCGGGCATTGCTTCACCGGCGCCAGTCCGTCACCCTTTCCGGCACTCTTGATCGTCGGGCGGACGGCATCGATATAACCATGCCGCTCTACATTGCCACCATAATCGAGCACTAGGCAATTGGGCTTTGTGCCATTGCCAATGGCTGCGAGGCGGCCTTCCGGGGTCTCCAAATCATAGCCCGGAGCATAGACAGGGCGAGTCCCTCGACCGACAATCTGAACGTATAGGCTAGTAGACGCTGTTGCGCGAACAATAGCAACAAGATCAATTGACGGCGCATCAAAGCCAGTCGTAAGAACACCGCAGTTGATCAGGCAGCGAATACCTTTATTCTTGAATGCGCTAATCTTGCTAGCGCGATCCTTGAGGCTTTCGCTGCCCTTGACGATTTCGCAATTTATTCCGTATTCGCGAAGCTGATCGCCAAGCATATCGGCGTGCTTAAGGCCAGATGAGAAGACCAGCCATGACTTTCGGTCGCGCCCATGCTCGACAATCTCCGCGACAGTGCGGCGCACCAATTCAGGATCGCAGGCAGCAACGGCTAGTTCAGACTCAATAAATTCGCCGCCCCGCTTTCCGACGTTTGTCAAATCGATCTGATTTTGTGTTTTTGGACTGATTACCGTTGAGAGGTATCCTTCCTCCATAAGCATTGTGACTGGTATTTCATGCGCTATACCGTCAAAAAATGCACCTTCACCTTTATGCAAGTATCCACTGTCTAGCCTATAGTGAGTAGCAGTCAGCCCCAATACTTTGACACGCGGATTTGCGATGACAAGATCTGATATAAACTTGCCGTATCTAGTTGTGTCATTTTTCGGAAGCATATGCGCTTCGTCGATGATGACCAGATCGGGAGCCGGCACAAAATCAAATGCACGCTCCCAAACAGACTGAATGCCTGCAAAAGTAATCGGCTTGTCTATCCGCTTCTGGCCAATAGAGGCCGAGTAAAATCCAATATTGGCCTCCGGATACATGCGCAACAAACCTTCGGCGCCCTGCTCCAACAACTCCTTGAGGTGCGTGACAATCATCACGCGCGTGTTGCCATACGACATCGCGTCTTTGACGATCTGAGCAATGATTGCCGTTTTGCCCGCGCCCGTCGGTGCGACGATAAGGGGGTGCCTCCCCTTGCCGTCCGCCCAATAGGCATAGGTGGCCTCGACGGCCTCGACCTGATATGGCCTGAGCTTCACTTTTCGATCCCCCATTCATCTTTGATTTGCCGACTGTTGCCGGCATTTTTGATGACTTCGCCGTCCCGCGTCGCGAACTCGGCCCAGTCGGCCTCCGCATCGGTCACTGTCCATGACGAAATATGCGGATTGAAAAGGTGAAATTCGCACGCTTTTACTTGGTCACTGTAGCTCAATACTTTATCGAGCTTGCTGCAATGCCACGTGCCATCTTCTAGCGCCGAGACATGGCAGCACGTGCGGCAGCTTACTTTCGGCGGCGCTGAATTGTGGCACTGTTCCGCAAACTCGCACATCTTGCATTTATAGAATGCAGGATCGTCGCTGATACGGATTGGCGGCTCATCACTGAAAATGATGGATCGAGCCTTGGCCATGAGTTGCATGGCGTAGGCCTTATCGAGCTTCACCCGCGTCGCCCATATATCATCAGTGTCCTTGCACACGACGACAAAATAGCACCGCTCAAGCCCTGACAGGTGCATACCGACCTGAACTTGCGCATAGTATTGCGGCTTCCAATCCTCAAGACCTTTCTTGATCAGATCAGAGAATGACTTTGCATTAGCAGTTTTGAACTCCAGCAAATGCAGCTTTTTACTTTCTTGAAAGCCCTCTCCAACGCCATCAAGATTGGCCTTGAAGTGTCCGCCGAACTCGGAAAAGCAGAATTGCTTTCCGGTTTCTTCATCTTTGTCCCAGATTGTGTATCCACAATCTCGCAAATCTTGGATAAGTCTTGCCTCCTCTCGGTTGCCCGTGTCGAACAGACGCGCGGTCTTGCCGTCAATATCCTGATCCTCAACCCATCTGAACGTGTACCAGATCGCGCGTGAACAGTCGCGACCAATCACCGAGGCACCTAGATGCTCCCGGTGATCAGCGGTCCGCCGCACTTTATAGGTCGCGTAAATCGCGGTGACAATCTGAGGTTCCGGCCACTGGATCGACATTTCATCACCGCAATTGATGGATTAGGACTTGAACGGGTTCGGGCGCTGGCCAACTGGGGCGGGGGCAGGCATGGGGGCTGAGTGCCGTGGTGAGGCCTTCTTCGCCTTGTAGGTCTTGACCTCGTTCGACGGCCCGTACTCGCCCTGTCCCGGCCTCACCGCGACGACCGCGATGATCGGGATATTATAGAGCAACTCAGGCCGCGCAGGCGTCAGATTGCCGCATGCGTGGAGGAGGGCCGAAAGCTGAGATGCTCCGATCTGGACGGCCTGAGTATTTGGGTTCGAGCGCGTAATGCGATCAAAGATCTTGCGGCCTGTATATTCGCCGTCAATAACTTCGAGTGTCACTTCCTCGTAAGTCCCCGTGTTGGCCTTGTTTTGCTTTGTTTCGATACTCACGACAACGCACGGGTATTCACCCGGCGAAAGCGTAGTATACTCGCCCTTAGGGGCTACATTAGTCGCGTCAAACCACACCATGTTCTTTCCTTTCACTGGTTAAGATTTGGGATATACTGCGCAAACGGGTTTGTTCCGTCGAGCGTAAACGGGAGCGGCGCCTGAATGCCAAACCTGTTCTTCGACCGATTCGCCGCCATGGGGTGGCAGACGATTTCGCGCTCCTGAGTGGATATTGCCTTTCGTGCGCCCTCTTCTCCGCGCAAGAATACCGTCTGCCGAAGGAAAGCAACAACATCCACGTTATCTGTGTAGTGCGTGATGCTATCCTTGTGAATATTGATGGAGTATCGGCTGTACGGCTCAAGATCAGGCGGATTTACTGTCTCCGTCACAGCATGGCCGATAAAGATGATATTCATGCCTCGTTCGGTCATCAGCCGACCGGCTTCGCGACGGATCAGGCGATGGCGTTCTGATGCCGCGCGATAGCCGGCGCCATACCCGCCCATGGCCTGATTGATCGACTTGCAATTACTTGCGGCTACGATTTCGGCCTCAACCATGATTGAAAGTTGCGTGATCGAGTCAAGAACAAACGTCTTTCGATCATGGTCTTGCGTGCGCAAGGTCTCAATCTGGTCAAGAACGTCCTGCGACGACTGCGCGACATCGAATGACCACAGGTCCGGGTGCATCGAGACGGATCGCAACCCGTCCTCCGTGCACACAAAAACGGGCGCGGCAAACAACGCTGCGAGCGTCGTCTTTCCCATGCCACCTTCACCAAAAATGGTAAAGCTGACTGGTCCGTCAGTATTCGGCCTGCGCATCTGTGGGAGATTTACTGCCATTTTATTGTCCCCGTGCTTTGGTTGTATTGTTTGCGAGTCATTTTCCCTCAACCGCCCCCACAATGACCTGAACCTTGCCCGGCGTGGCGGTAAATGCACCCGCCACCTTTCGCCAGATCTCCGGCTCATTATTGGCGATGTATTTGCATCGCGCATCGTTCGGCTCAACCTTAACCCGGATCAAGCTGTCCGCAATTTCTCGCGGAATGAGGTGGCGAACCTCGTCGAACGTTTCGACCGAGACCGTCCGGCGGATCGGCCGTTTCAGCGTCAGCTTCCAGCACCCCAAACGGACGGTCGATTGGCCGTCGGACGGGGCCTGGACGAGGGTGAGCAAGCGCTTCTCGGCTTCGAGACGAAGTTCGCCCCATCTAGCCTCATTGTAGGCGCATTCGGCGATAGCCTCCAGCTCCAAAAGAATTGCTTTGTTCGTGGTCATTTCCGTATCTCCCTTTCACCATCGAACCATTGCTCGCATCGCAATCCCGGTCAAGCGGGTCTGTAAAAATAAATCGCCTTGCATTGTCCGCAAAAGTGTGCACATGTGGGCGCCTAATGCGCGAATGGTGGATCATGAACAAGGCACAATATGCAGCGGAATATGCCTCTCTTGGCTGGCATCTCGTGCCGATCCCAGCCGGCAAAAAGGGTCCGGTTGGGTTGTGGTGGAATACGCCGGCCCGCTGCATATCTGATCCAGCCCGCGCGGCTGAGCATTGGACCGCAAATCCGTCGCAGAATATGGGCCTTCTGCATGGTGCATCGAATACTTGTGTGCTTGACATTGATCATGTCGAAAATACTCGACTGATCTTTGAAGAACTTGGAATTGACTATGAGGCAATACTTGCTTCCGGTCCGCGAATTGTTGGTCGGCTTGATCGCGGGAAGGTTTTGTTTCGCGCTCCGGCTGGGGTGATGCTTGCAACACACAAGCTGGCATGGCCTCGGCGGGACGAGCCTGCAAAAACCGAAGCTATCTTCGAGCTTCGCGCCGGTCCCGTGCAAGATGTTCTCCCCCCGTCGATCCATCCCGACACGGGCCGAGCTTATGAATGGGCGGGGCCTGATTTCCGCGATGGTCTGCCGGACATTCCGCCGCAATTGCTAGTCCTGTGGCGAGAATGGGATAAATTCCGCCCCCAAATGGCTGATATGTGCCCGTGGAAGGCGCGGCGAGAAGTCGCCCCCCGCCCGAAAAAGACCCGACCTGTCAGCGACAGGACCAGCGCCATCGATGCGTTCAACGCAACCAACGATATGCACGAGACGCTAGTCAGATATGGGTACAAGCCGACACGTCGGGGGAGGTATTTGTCCCCCAATTCAGGATCTGGCATCGCGGGCGTGGTGCTGTTCGAGGATGGTCATGCATATTCGCATCATGCATCGGACCCTTTTGACTCGGCCCATACCTTTGATGCGTTTGATCTTTTTTGCCACTATGAGCACGGCGGCGATGCGTCGGCAGCCGTGAAGGCACTGACGCGTACAAATCATTATGCATCAGTGCCTGAACCCGAGCACGCATACGATCCGGAGGCCATCGAGCATGGTCGGCAGGTGTTTGAGCTTTGGCGGCGGCAGGAACAACCCACGGAAGCATCACCTCTCGACGGCATCCCGGCTCATTTGTTGACCGTTCCCGGCGTGCTTGGCGATGTCGTCAATTATTACAACGAGACAGCATCGAGGATGCAGCCGCAATTCGCGGTTCAGGCTGCGCTTGGGCTGGGGTCTGTCGTGCTTGGCCGTCGCTGGGTTACAGATCAGAAAAACATGTCTGCAATCTATTTGGTTAATGTCGCAAGATCAGCGACAGGCAAAGAGCACGCAAAGACAGTCATCGAGCGCACGCTAGAAGCGGCTGGTCTGTCCGGCCTTCTCGGCCCGTCCGGCTATACATCAGCGACCGGCGTATTTTCTGCATTGATCGACCGTCCGAATCATATTTCAATCATCGATGAGCTTGGTCGCATGCTTGCGTCATCGCAAGCGACTGGTAATCACCACAAGGTTGATGCTCAAACGATCATCATGGAAGTATTCGGGCGACAAACATCAACACTTCGCCCGCAGGGCTTTTCTAAAATGGGGTTGAACAAACAACAGTCGGCGCAACTCGACAAGGTTGTGACGCATCCTTCATTGACTATACTTGGCATGACTACGCCTGATACTTTGTACGGATCTTTGACGACGCGCTTCGTAAAGGACGGCTTTCTCAATCGATTTGTGATTGTCGAAAGTTATATTGGTCGGCAGGTCGGGCGATACATCGAGCATGTTGACGTGCCGCAATCCGTCATCGAATGGGCATCGGCTCATGCCGTCGCCAATGGTGGTGGAATGGGGATCGAGACGCACGACGTCCCGCCGCTTCCGGTGGAGGTTCCGTTTGCGCCCGAGTGCCGCGCCATGCTCCGGCAATGCGATCAGCACATGATTGAGTTGATGGATGAGCACGACAAATTCGGGCTAGGTGAGATGTTTGGGCGCACGAAAGAAATTGCGCAACGAATTGCACTTATCGTTGCCAGATCATGTGGTGAAGATCAGATCAGCACCGCGTCGCTGCAATGGGCGATTGATTATGCGACCTTTTATGCGCTCCGGACAGTTGCCGCGCTTCGTCGGGCAATGAGTGATGGACCGTTTGAAGCGGTCTGCAAAGCCGTGCACGAAAAGTTGCAGGAAGCCGGATTGCGCGGGATGACTGAAAGAGAGATTTCGCGGGAGGTGTCGCAGTATCGAGGGCTTGAGCCGCGAAAGCGGATCGAAGTCATGCAAGCACTGGTCAATGACTATGGCGTGACACGTTCGACCGGCGAAAAAGGGATCGGTCGGCCTCGCAATGCTTGGGTGGTGGGGAGTGAGGAAGGATGAGGAAAAGAAAACCCCGCTCTAGGCGGGGTTTATTTTCGGCGATTATATACTTCGCACACCAATCCTTGGAGCCGATACTGGGAACTCCCGGCATCAAAAGAGTTTGCGAAGGAGCTCTCTAGCGACCTCGGTATACCGACAACGAAACTAATTCAATCAGTTAGCGGTGGTCTCCCGGACAGGCAAGGCACTTGGGTCCACCCACAAGTGGCGGTAAACCTGGCGCAATGGCTGTCGCCGAAGTTTGCTGTCATGGTCTCGAAATGGGTCTATGACTGGCTTTCTGGCGCGCAAAAATCGGGCGAAATGCCGTTCCATCTTAGGCGGTATGTTGCCAACCAGAAGAATGTCCCTGCTGGCCACTTCTCTGTTCTAACCGAGATAACACTCGGCCGCTCTGTAAATGATCGCAGTTGCCAAATGGATCGCGTCAGGGGTAGCAACCGTCTTTCCTCCCAACTTCGTATAATGATTACGTATATCGTGCGCTAACGTCACGATTTTTGTGTCAATGCCAACACGTTGAACGCGCCTCATAAGTTGTTGGAATAGTGTATCCATTCCGGCTGGAATCTTCGCGGCGAGGACTTCAACCGAAGTCAAAACCGATGTCATGATTATGGCATCACGCTTCTTCGAAAGATCAATGATATCCCGAACTCCGTCCATTTCTCCGGTAGGGCGTTCCTCATCTTTTATCCAAGCCAGAAAAAGACAGGCATCCCAGTAATAAACTGGGCTAGACCCAGGCATCACGTTGCTCCCGAATAAATGCCTCGCTGCTCAGCGCGCCGGTTGCGTCAGGTGCTCGACCACGAAGGTCTTCCCAATCTGCTAGATCGGCATCGGGTGGGTATGCCTCAACGCCGACCACGGCAATCTCATGCGGGAAGGATGCCCCTGCTCGATATTTGAGAGTCCCGGTCACTTCAACCCTGCGACCTACAGCCGCGACGGCATCATCAATGAGGGCGGGGGGGAAATGACAAGACACCTTCCTTGGCCCGACTTCTGGAAAAATATGGAACGTATTAGCCCCACCATGAAGATTGATCTGTTCAAGCATGCCCTCAATGAAGCCCTCACACTCGTCTTCAACTGCAAGGGTTTCATCTATGCGCGCAACAATACGCGCATTCATTTCTAGAATCGTATTGCCGATCCTTAGGGTGACATTCTTTACGGCTTTCCCAACCGGTCTAGCCAGATCCCGAATTGGCTCCAGAACGTCAGAGTCGAATTGGTCTAGATCGCCTTTAGACACAAGGGCAGCAGACACATTGCCGAGCGCAGCCACCACAAGCGGGCCAGTGAATGGCGCGTTCGGAATTGGTCTTGGCTCCACAGCTATCCGGTATGGTCTCGCATAAGACATGGCAACGACCTCAAAAGCGCTTCCACTTTTTCCGTCACCCGCATCACGATCCAGTCTGCTCAGAACTGCGCTCAATGACTGGATTTCAGACATAAGCGTGCCAAGAAGGACTTTCCCGTCTTTTTCGGGAAGCCCCTCAATTACAAGCTCGATGCGACCATCATCCATGATCAAACCCTACCATGTAGCTACTCAAAAGCTAGCGAGGTTTTCGTTCATTGCGCCCAAGCACAAGCTGACCGGTATTGAAGCCGCTTGCCAATGATGCCGCCCAACGCATTCACCGATGTTATGCTCACCTCTCTATACTCGGCGATGCTACCTCAAAAAATCCCAGCCGCCCGGCGAGCGGCTGGAAGGGCAGGGGCTGCGGATCGCGCAGCCGGAATCCGTAGGGGCCGACCCACCACGGGCTGTCCGAGCGAGCGATGCAGTCGACGATCTCGACCGAGCCGATGATGCCGCCGGTGCGGCGGATGCTGTCGAGCTGGCTGCGGTCGATGGACCACGGCTCACCGGTGACCGGATGCCAGCCGCGCAGGATCGAGGTCATGGCGCCGTCGTCGATGCGCTGACCGACATGGATCAGCACCCGCCCGCGCACCCGCGTCGACCACGTGAGATTTTCGATGTCCTTCCCCTGGTGCAGGATGCACCAGGACCAAGGCTGCTT